GCAGGTCAATCGTTACTTGCAGATGATGGATTTCTATATCAACTTTAAGTTGGATGAGGAATTTAGTGAAACGATAGAATCACCTATTCACGAAAACTTTTCATACAGTTCTTTCAGTGAAGGTGAAAAGATGCGTATTGACTTAGCATTACTATTCACTTGGAGAGAAGTTGCAAGAGTTAAGAACTCAGTAAATACCAACTTATTGATTATGGATGAAGTGTTTGATAGTTCTCTCGATGGTATGGGAACTGATGAATTCTTGAAGATAATACGTTTTGTTATTAAAGATGCAAATGTATTTGTTATATCTCACAAAGCAGATTTACATGATAAATTCAATAGTGTGATTCGATTTGAAAAGGTCAAAGGTTTCTCTCGTGTTTGTTCTTAATAAATATCTAAAAACGAACAAAAATGGCTTGGCATATTAAAAAAACAAGTATAATGGGTTCACCTGTTGGAACAGTTTATTATAAAGGTAATAAGCGTTGGACAGAAACCTATGCAGATCGTGCTACATATACTTCTCAAGCAAAAGCAAAAGCAGAGGATTACATCTGGACAAAGAAAACAACTAATGGTTGGGATGTAACCGCTGTAAATGAGAGTGCATAATGATTTTCTTTTCGATTATTCTCTCATTTTTTGCAAATCATCTACCTGTGATGTATGTTCAAGTACCTCAATGGGCAGATGATTGGGCAGTATGTGCTGTAGATATACCAGATGCTAAATGTCATTGGTATGTTGTTGCACCTGACAATACATTTGGTGAGGGATTTAGTTGGGAAGATGCACCTTGGTTTGATGCAAATGGTTTGAATGATGTTGCACCAATGCAAGAAGTTTCAGTTTTAGAAAAATTACAGGAGAAAAAATGAAAACATTTAATCAGTTTGCAGAAGATGCAGAAAAAATTAAAGAATTGGGTGATACCATACAAAATAATAAAGGTGTAAAAAAAATTAAAAAGAGTCTAGAGTCTGGAAAGATAGATATTAATCAACTTAAAGACTTTGCAAAAAGTGATGATATCAAAAATCTTAAATCTACCGCAATCAATACATTATTAGATGTGGGTCAATCATACTTGAATAAAGCAAAAGAATCAGCTAATAAAGGCGGTAAACAAAAGTAACCAGTTAACAAAGTGTCCACTTGACTGTCCCTTGGGGTGGTTTCGTTGTTATAATAGATGTATAAAGCAAACAACATTATGACAGTCCAACACGAAATCAAATCACAACTTGCTAAACTACTTGCTACAGAAGATATTATAGTTGAGCATAAGAAAGTTGAAACAGCAGAGTTTAATGTACAGACTCGTGTACTTACACTTCCTATGTGGGAGAAAGCAAGTAATGGTGTAATTGATATGTTGGTTGGTCACGAAGTTGGACACGCACTCTATACACCAAATACAGAGTGGTGGAAAGAGGTTCAGATACCTCAACAGTTTGTCAATGTTGTTGAAGATGCTCGTATTGAGAAGTTAATTAAGAGAAGATATGAAGGACTTAATAAGACATTCTATAATGCATATCACGAACTATCAGATAAGGACTTCTTTAATATTGAGAATTCAGACCTAAGTGATTTCAATCTTGCAGATAGAGTGAACCTATACTTTAAGATTGGTCATTTTGTTGATATTGATTTTACTACTGAAGAGAATTTTCTTGTAAGTAAGATTGAATTAGCAGAGACATTTGAAGAGGTATTGAAATTATCTGAAGAACTATACAAAATGTGTAAGCAACAATTAGAGCAAGATAGAAAAGAAAGACAGGAAGTGGAGAATGATACAGGTATAGACTTAGGTAATGAGACTTTTGATGGTACACCTAAAGGAGAATCCGAAGAGGCAGAGGAAGAAGTAGATTTAGATTATCAGAAATCAGAATCTCAACCACCAACAATCGAAGAGATTGAAGATATGATAGATGAACTCAATGGTCGTCCTCAACCAGAAAATACAGAACCAGAAGTTGAAACAATGGATGCTCTTGATGAAGCACTCAAAGATTTAATTAATAGAGGTGGTCGTGAGAATCATTACATTGAATTACCAAAGGTAGATATTGACCAAGTTGTAATCTCAAATGAAAGAGTTCATAAAGAATTTGAAGAGCATTGGACTCATTTAAACACAAGAATACAAAGTCAATTCAAACAAAATCCAAACTACTTTATTTCACTTTGTAATCCTGAGAGAATCCCAGAAACTTTTAATCCATATGAAGAACTAGATAAAGATTTCTATGCATTCAAAAAGTCTGCACAGAAAGAAGTGAATTATCTTGTCAAAGAGTTTGAGTGTAAAAAATCTGCAGGTGCATATGCTCGTGCTACCACAAGTCGCACTGGTGTTCTTGATACAACTAAACTTATTAATTATAGATTTAGTGAAGATGTATTCAAGAAAGTTACTGTTATTCCTGACGGAAAAAATCACGGATTAGTATTCATCCTTGATTGGTCTGGTTCAATGAATAATGTAATGATGGACACATTGAAGCAACTTTACAATCTTATCTGGTTCTGTCGCAAAGTTCAAATACCTTATGATGTCTATGCATTCACTAATGATTATCCTAGACCTGCGATGTACGCAAATAAAGAGACTTTCTATGAACCAAAGGATATGATGGCAGAGGTAAGTAATAATTTTGCTCTATTGAATATGTTCAGTAGTCAAACTAAGACAAAGGATTTAGATACACATATGATTAATATCTGGAGGTCTGCCAGTGTATTTGATTGGACACAAAGCACACCTTACTTAGATGTACCATTTGGATATAGATTATCTGGAACACCTTTAAATGAAGCAATGGTTTCTTTACATCAACTTCTTCCACAGTTTCAAAAGAAAACTGGTGCAGAGAAAGTACAATGTGTAGTTCTTACAGATGGAGAAAGTCAACCACTTCGTTATCATCGTGAGGTTCAAAGACAATGGGAAGATGAACCATATATGGGCACAAACTACTTTGGAGAAAGTTGTGTATTGCGTGACCGTAAGTTAGGTAAGACTTATGTTTCAAAAGACTCTAGTAGATATGAATGTACAGATATGTTACTTCATAACCTAAGAGATAACTTCCCACAAATTAATTTTATTGGTATCCGTGTTCTTCCAAGTCGGGAAGGTGGTTCATTCATTCGTAGATACTGTGGATATGAAACTGATGCATCAAACAAAATGATGCATCGTTGGAAGAAAGAAAGGTCTTTTGCAATCACTACATCTGGATATCACACTTACTTTGGTATGGCATCATCTGCTCTTAACAATGATAGTGAGTTAGTTGTTAAAGAAGATGCAACTAAAGCAGAAATTAAGAGAGCATTTGCAAAGAGTCTTAAAGGAAAGAAGATGAATAAGAAGATACTAAGTGAATTCATAGAATTAGTAGCTTAATAAATAGAGTTACATTAAAAATAATATTATGGTAAGAGTTACACCTCAAGACGCACAAGCTATGAAGGATGCATATGCAAAAATGTATGCACCAAAAGAAGAACCACAACCTGAGCCCGAAACAACATCAGAATTCCAATTGGGGAGGGCTGTTGATTTATCTTCAGAATCTTCTGAAGAGGAATCAGAATAAATAAAACGTATACAAAAAAGAACTATGTCTAGATTTGGAGATTTGATTCACGGAAAAGATACTCAAAAAACAGTTGTAGAAACACCAGTTGTAGAAACACCAGTAGTAGAGGAATCACCTGTAGTTGATACTACACCTGCATCTGTAGAAGACCCTGTTGACCCAGAACCTCTTGATTTATGGAGTTTATCAAAAGATGAACTAGAGGATTATGGACGCACAATCGGTATTGAACTTGACCGTAGACTTAGTAAGTCAAAGTTGGTTAAGGAATTAGAAGATTTTATAGAGACAAAATAAACCAGTTGACAAAGTGGCACACAAGGGGTTTCATCGACCCCTTTTTTTGACTATAATAATACTATAGTTAAGAAACAACACTTTTATTATTATGCCTTTTGAAACAAAAATGACCTCCGAGCAAGCAATCGAAAAACTTAGAGACCTATATGGTACTGAGATTACAACTGCAGATATCAAAGCATTCTGTGCTATGAATGATATCACTTATCAAACTGTTACTAAGAAACTACAAAATTTTAAAGTAGCAAAGGGTAAGTGGAATCTTGAGGTTACAGTTGCAGCAGTAGAGAGTATTGAGAAGTCTTTTAAATCTCCTGCAGTATTACCTGCATCAGAAAAGAATTTAGTTCCTGCAGTTGATGAAACATTTTTTAAGTTTGGAAACTTTGCAGATATCAAGAAAGTAATACAATCAAAACAATTTTATCCAACATTCATTACTGGACTATCTGGTAATGGTAAAACATTCTCTGTAGAGCAAGCTTGTGCTCAGTTAGGTAGAGAACTTATTCGTGTAAACATTACTATTGAAACAGATGAAGATGACCTTATTGGCGGTTTTCGCCTTGTTGATGGTGCCACAGTATGGCACAATGGCCCAGTCATTGAAGCACTTGAGCGAGGAGCAATCTTGTTACTTGACGAAATCGACCTTGCCTCCAACAAAATCCTCTGTCTTCAAAGCGTACTTGAGGGAAATG